AAACTTGCTGCTGCCATTATTGTTGACTTATGCCCAACTGGTGAATTGATTATACCAAATGCTTTTGCTGGTGAGGAAGAATGGGGTTCTGATATAGGGCGAGAAGATGAACCTGGTGCAGCTGGTAATACTGGTACTGTTGATGATAATGTGAATGTCAGGTTGTTGGGCGCTGACGGACACATCTTGACGAAAGACTAAATATGATAAAAATTCTGATAGAGAATCAGGATGGTCAATCACGGAATCAATTGGTGGTTGAACGTATTACGTTACTGGACGGTGGAGGCAAAATGTCTCTGGATAAATCCGTGCTGAATCCGCATCAAAAAACCACAGTGGTAGTTGGTGATGGTATTTATTTTGTCATTCGTGAGGAACCAAAAGATGAATCTCAAGAAAGTAAAGTCAACAAACATTGATTCAATAGGCCATGACCCTGAGCAGAACATATTGCGCGTGCGATTTTTGAATGGCGGAGAATACAACTACCACGGTATTTCATCGCAGCAATATCAGGCTATGCTGAATTCGGAGTCAATAGGTTCTCATCTCAGTTCAACCATCAAGCCATCTGCTACAACTGTAGAGAAATTGTAATGGCTGGCCTGATGATAGCATTCCTGCTTGGTTTGTTGGTTGGTATTATATTTACCAGCCTGTCTATCGGGGCCATATCATATTTAGCTCAACCAGACGATCATGACAAACAAGCGCACTATTAAACCACCAAAGAGAGCCAAGAGAGTTCCGGGTGAGCCTGCAAAAATATGCGCGTCTACAAAGATGCGCTATGATTTATTCATAGCTGCATATGTGGCTAAAGGTCACACATGGAGCAACGGGAAAGCATCTGCTATTGCAGCCGGGTATTCTGAAAAAACAGCATCAGCTATCGCATGTAATCTGCTGCGCGTGCCATATATTCAAGAAAAACTCAAAGCAAAGATGGAATCCAAACAGGAGAAATTTAATCTGACTGCTGACAGTGTGATGCAGCAACTTGCCGCCATAGTGCAGTTCGATATACGAAAGCTGTACAATCCTGATGGCACTCTAAAAAATGTAGATGAATTGGATGATGATACTGCTGCTGCCGTGTCAGGGATTGATGTTTATTTGGATAAAGAAAAAACTGATACTGGTATGAAGGTGGTTGGAGAAACGCGTAAGTTTAAAGCGTTTGATAAAATACAAGCCATAGACCGTGCCATGCGTCATTTTGGATTGTTGAAAGATGGTGGTGTCAGCATCAACGCAGGTAAGGTAATCATTAGCCAAGATGATGCTGACCTTGCTTAATACTGCTTACCCTTGATAACTCGCACTACTGGTGGTTTTGGTGTAACCACCTTTGATAGCGGTACGATTTTACTCCAAGGTGATGCAGGTTGTGTAACTGGTATTGTTGGTGTGTTCATTTATTTCTCCTGTTGATTAAGATAAGCCGTTGCAAAGGCCACAGCCATTGCTTCATCGTAAGCTTTCCGTGCAGGAGCAGTTGCTTCATTGTAAGCTTTCCATGCAGCAGCCGTTGCTTCCTTGTAATCTTTTTGTGCAGCAGCCGTTGCTTCATTGTAAGCTTTCTGTGCAGGAGCCGTTGCTTCATTGTAAGATTGCAGTGCAGGAGCCGTTGCTTCATTGTAAGCTTTCCGTGCAGGAGCCGTTGCTTCATTGTAAGCTTTCCGTGCAGCAACCGTTGCTTCATTGTAAGCTTTCCGTGCAGGAGCCGTTGCTTCCTCGTAAGCTTTCCGTGCAGGAGCCGTTGCTTCATTGTAAGCTTTCCATGCATCAGCCTTTGCTTCATCGTAAGCTTTCCGTGCAGGAGCCGTTGCTTCATCGTAAGCTTTCTGTGCAGCAGCCGTTGCTTCATTGTAAGCTTTCTGTGCAGGAGCCATTGCTTCATTGTAAGCTTTCCATGCAGCAGCCGTTTCTTCCTTGTAATCTTTCCATGCAGCCTGCTCCAGAAAATTACGCGCAGCAAAATCAAAATCAAACACATGTGCGTATTCCAGCGCAGCCCCAACAGTTACTTCAACTTCTCCGCCAAATGTTTTTTCAAACAACCGGACTTGCTTTGCGCAAGCATCAGCATCCTTTAATTGTTTCAGGGTAATCGTTTTCATTTTGTGGCTCCATTTGTTACGTTAATCAATCTTTCATGTGACGCACATTACCATAGCAGTTTTTAAATGTCAAGAGAAATTTAACTTGACTTTTTATGTGATTTGTAGTACCGTGCAATCTCAGAAAAATACCAAATGGAGGTTGTCATGCAACATATTATATGTTACAATAATGGCATGAGAGTGATGATACCATGTGTAGTGCGCATGCTGAATGCATCACAAAAAACGGTTGAAGTACAAAATGAACAACATGCGCACTGTGTTGCGTCATTGTATTCTGGAAGGGTGCAGCAATACGGCTCAATATGGCGTATTATTGTTACTGCTGTAATTGTTGTGGTTACTATTCCGTAGGTGATGAACATGGCACAAAACAAACACGTACCAGATATTAGCGTATGCATTCCGTGTTCTGACCGTGAGAAATTCAAGTCAGTAATGGAATGGAACCTGTATATCACTGACCAGCTTATTGCGGCTGGCATACCCAATGATGGCGCTCTGTGTTGGCAGAATGTGTCGCACGGAGAGATTAAGAAATTTGAGGAAGATGGAAGTCTGTTTTTCGTCTGGAGGGCATAATGAACACAACTCCAATCACGGATGCTAGTTTATTTTATATAGACAATCATATTGCTGTGGTTGATGTGGCAATTGCTCGTCAATTAGAGATAGAGAACGCATCTCTGCGCCAGCAGATTGAAGATAGCAGGAAGCAGGAGCCTTTAGGCTACATAACCAACCGCGAATAGGTGAAGAATGAAATGAAAAACTGCACAGATTGCAAACACGCTGACTGGAAGAAAACAGCAGCGGGGAAATTGCACCCGTCAGGTGATGGTAAATGCAAAATGGCATTCGTCTATACCTTGCCACCGTTACCGGCGAGCATGTATTGGCACACGACGAACGAACCCAAGCCATGCGGTGGGTTTATAAACAGGCGCAGCGATTTGAAAGATCACTGCACTTATTACAACCGTGCCTAACTAAAAGTTATGCCGGTTTTAACGGAGAATGAAATGAAAAACTGTAAAGGCTGCAAATTTGCGGAATGGAAGAAAACCGACGCTGGGAAATTGCATCCGTCTGGCGACGGTAAATGCACCTACGAATATAAACTGCCACCACTTCCGGCGTGCAAGGCGTGGATACATGCAATCCATCCATACAATAAGCATGGATGGATAAACCGCAAGACCGAATTTCAAGACCACTGCCCGTACTATGGGGCATAACGCAGAATTCAGCGTCAACGCTGAGAAATGAACTACAGCGTGCCACGCTTCGGCGCGGTTCGCTGGAATGACGGGTTAGGAACGAACCAACAACTAAGAGATGAATGATGAAATACAAAACAGATGTAATTTACATAAACGAGCGTGAGCGAGTTTTATGCAAGGAAGATGGGAGGACGCCGTACTCGGCGGCGGAGATAACAGAAATGTTTTTGTCCCTGCAATTAGAGCATCTTTCAGAGGAAACCAAGCGCGAGAATGCAGAAAATACGCTTGCTGCGGTTAAACGCGCACTCGAATATCCATACAATCAATAAGCCAGTGCTTAACGCCTGAATTCAGCGACCGCGCTGACAACTAAACTACAGCGTGCCACGCTTCGGCGCGGTTCGCTGGAATGACGGGTTATGCCGCACTTGACTTGTGACATGTCACATGCTATAATTGGTTTGTAACTTGATAAAGGGGCAGACCATGAAGCAGACGATTTTGCAGAAAGCGCTTAAGATTCGGGAATTGGAAGTGAGTTTGCAGAACATTGCCGCCGACGATAAGCGGAAGCTAGAAAGCTACACGGACGCAGAGATATTGAGCGAGGCCAAGTATGTGCTTTCCTGTTTCTTTGAAGGTGGGCATCAGAGTAACGATGAACTGATTTGCGAGTACGGCGACAAGGCAGCGCAGCGCGAAGCGAAGAAGCAAGTAGCAGCGTTGAAGAGGTTGCTGGCATGAGCGCCACCGCAGCAGTGCGGAAGCAACAGGAACGAGAGCGCAAGCGCGAGGCGGGACTGGTGCCGGTGCAAGAGTGGGTGCATCGGGACGACGCCGAGCGGCTGCGAAAGTACGCGTCCAAACTACGCAAGGCGGGGCGCTGGTATTCCATGCGTTCGAGATTGGCGTCTAACGTCAACATAACCGGCACGCCGTAGGCGTGTCCGAGCGGAACGAAGTGGAGCGGTGTTGAGCGAGTAGTTATGCGCCTTTAACGGGAGATGGAAATGGCAATAAAAATTGAAGTGACGAAAAGCTGCAACGAAGCGGTGACGCGGATTACCGGGTATGTAAATGACCGCGAAATTATCACTCTCTCAAACCAGATTTTCGGCAAGTGGCACACAGGATCGAGCACCTGCCTGCCCAGCGATATTTCGGAAGCGGCGGAATATGTTGAGTGCATGAAACAGGCATTTGAAATGGCGAAGAATCATGGGGCATAACTAGAAGTTGAGCGGGCGCGTATAAATTTTTGAACAACAACCACGCTTCGGGCGCTACGCTCGAACGTAAAGTTAGGCACGGAAAGGATTTGAAATGAAATACTTTGATATTTACCAGCACGGAAAATATGTCGAAACAGTTAAGTTTCGGTCATACGAAGATGCAGCGAAAGTTTACCCGGCTCATTTTGGATGGGTAATCAGAAGTGCCTAACGTGTAATTGAGGGGCTGGACGAGGCTTTTATCGGACAGTCCCGCTCGAATGTAAGGTTATGCCCATCGGGGCGGGAAGGAGGTGAGAACTATGGACGGAGACGCAAGCATTGGAGCCGGTAGCGGTGATATTGACCCAAGCTGGGTAACTGACAAAGGGTGGGAAGGCATCAACAAAGTGTAGGTAATTTAACGAACCGCCACTCTGTGATAGGGGGCATAACGCAGAATTAGATACGGAGGGGCGGGGATGATTATCAAATGCCGAAAATGCGACAAGGAATTCGAGAAAGCGTCGCATCGCAACCAGCACGAAAAAGACGCGCACAAGCCGCAAGACTGCAAATCATGGCCGAAGTGTGGATGCATTGTGCGCGGGAATGCGAAACGAGATTGCCAAGGTATTTTGGCGAGTATCTAACGAACAAAATTAAGCGGCTGCGAAGCAGTCCGCCTTGAATGCCGTGTTAGGCGCGGCAGAAAGGTTGACGATGAAGATACATGACTGGACGAGAAACAAAGTGCTGATTGACGGACGGCTTTTGTTTTCTGGTGGATACCCGAAATTCAGGTGGACACCGAAAGTTGTTAGATGGGGCAAGAACATTAGCCTGTTTTGGCTTGGCACTGAGCTGGTGTGGATTGGTGCCTAACGATTAGTTGAGGGGCGCGGCGCTTCACCAGCGTCCCGCTCGAACGCTGAGTTATACGATTTTCTTGGGAGATGTGATGCGGTACAAATTGATGGCGCAAATTGATGGGCAAGAACAAGATGTCGGCGGACAGCGCAAGAATACCAAGCAGGAAATAAAAGATTGGGTCGAGTGCAACATCAAGGCTTGCGGATTGGACTGGCGCGTAGGCTTCACAATCAAATTCAAAAACTCCAGTACGATCTACGTGTGGAGATGGATAAAGAACGATGAAACGGTAGCGGTATAACGTGTATTATGCACCTGCCCGGATAAATTTTTATGCGGACATATTACTAGAATAGAACAAAACACATATAATGTCTTTATTCCGCTTAACCAAAAAACAGCAAGAGGCTAATCGTCTGCTTGCTGGTTCTGCTGCTCACATTCTGTTGTATGGTGGTTCTCGGTCTGGAAAAACATTCCTTGCTGTTCGCGCTATCGTAACAAGGGCGCAGCTTGCACCAAATTCTAGGCATGGAATACTTGGATTCAGATTTAATCGTATTAAGCAGGCTATCGTTCTTGATACATTCCCCAAGGTTATGCGTGAATGCTTCCCTGATGTTGGTGGGCATCTTGACAAGGTGGATTACTATTGGAAATTTCCTAATGGTTCTGAATTATGGTTTGCTGGTCTTGATGATGCAGACAGGACGGAAAAGGTCTTGGGAAAAGAGTTTGTAACGATACTGTTAAATGAATGTAGCCAAATCAGTAATGATTCAAGACAAACAGTTACAACACGCCTAGCTCAAAAAGTCAACGTACAGATTGAAGGTCAGCAAGAGCGAGAAATGCGCCTGAAAATGTTTTACGATGAAAACCCTCCACGAAAATCTCATTGGAGCTACAAGCTATTTATTAAAAAGGTAGACCCTGACGATAACAGGCCGCTACGCACACCAGACGATTATACTTCCATGCAGATGAACCCAACAGATAACGTGGATAATCTTGGACGTGGATATATTGAAACATTGAATAGCCTTAGTGCAGCCAAGCGCAGGCGTTTCCGTGATGGTGAATTTGGCGAGGCAAATCCAGACGCATTATTTGACGAAGATAACTTTGAGAAATACCGTGTCCTAGATGCAGATGATTTGCCAGATATGGTGCGCATTGTTGTTGGGGTTGACCCATCTGGTGCAGATGACACTGATAATGAAACCAACGATGCGATAGGGATTGTGATAGCTGGTCTTGGGGTGGATGGTAACGCATACATATTGGAAGATCGTACAGTCAAGGCGGGGCCGGGCGTGTGGGGAAAGGTAGCCACAGATGCTTATGAACAGCATGACGCAGACATTGTGATTGGTGAAACTAACTATGGTGGTGCGATGGTGAAATTCGTTATTCGCGCAGCCAATCCAAGAGTACCATTCAAAAAGGTCACAGCCACACGTGGAAAGGTGGTGCGTTCTGAACCAGTTAGCGCGTTATATTTCCAAGGTAAGGTGCGTCATGTTGGCAAGATGCATGAACTGGAGGAAGAATTGATTGGGTTTACTACACATGGGTATCATGGTGATAAATCCCCTAACCGTGCTGATGCAGCAATCTGGTGTATTTATGCATTATTCCCATCATTGACCAAGCACAAACCTGATGAAGTTCCAGATTACGAGCCACCAGAAATTTATGATAGTGGTGTAGGATATTAAATAGTTAGTGTGTACTTGCTTTTTTGCGTGATTTGTGATACAATCACGTTCAGATATGCGCTTGGTTAGGCATTCAAATATAGCGGGTTGGCGCAGTGTTAGCGCGGGAGCCTCATAAGCTCTAGGTCATTGGTTAGATTCCAATACCCGCTTCCATTCAGAGTGTAGGCTAGTCTGGTTAAGTCACTCGCCTTGGACGCGAGAGATCGTATGTTCAAATCATACCACTCTGACCAATAGATACTTTGCAGGCACAAAAGTAACACGCAATGGATAAAGTGTCAAGCGATAATTTTTATGCCGGGATAGTCATGGTATGGCTGTCCGGGTTTTTTGTATCTTTGAATTTATACGATATGCTACCTCATGTTGGTGGTGTTGATGGTTCAATAGGTAAAATCATTATTGCTATAGCTGTTGGATTGTGCGGCATGATGTGGAGCAATCAAGGGGAACGAATTGAGTAATGAATTTTACAATCACGGCTCATGGCCTCAGTACGGACAGACTGGTGATTCAGCTTCTGCACGTAATGAGCTAGATGCTATTACGGCTGGATTTTCCAAGCTTCCGGCACTGGCTGGATTGGGTAAGTATCATGTGATCGTTAATCAGGCTGGTAATGCACTGGTTGCCGCATTAAGTGTCTTGGCGGTAGCTGGTGTTGATACGATTACTGCAACATCTACGCCTACATTGACTGCGTATCTCGCAAATGAATTTTATCAATTTAAAGCAGCCGGTGCTAATACTGGAGCAGCTACTTTGAATGTGGATGGCATTGGTGCGTTGAATTTATTGCGCCCGGATGGGAGTGCTTTACAGGCTGGAGATATTTATGGTGTGAATTATGTATGCAACGTGTATATACGTGGTTCTGATGCAATTCTGCTTAATCCGTACAATGGCATTACGGCTCCGGTACATGCAGCATCTAACAAAGCAATACCTGTTGGTGCAGATGAAATTTTAATCTTGGATAGTGCCACTGGTTTTACTTTGAAAAAAACAACTTTAACAGCCGCAATAACAAGTATTGCACAAATTCCTGCTGGAGCATGGAAGATCACTCAATTACTTTATGGAGCATTATAAAAATGTCAAATACAGCAAATTCAATCATGTCTGCACAGGCCGCTGTTCTTGGTCATGCAGACCTTACAGGTACTACCGCTTGCACAACTCGCGGCCCAACTGCTACAGCAGGCCTTGCTGCTGCAAACATCGTCGTGTGCGTTCCTACAGTGGCTACTGACTGCAAGATTAGCAAGATTTCACTAAAAGGAATTTCAACTGCAATTACTGCCCCTACTGCTGCTCAATTGGTTGGTATATGGGATTGGGATGGAACTACAGCACATATGGTGAAAGAGATTACTGTTGCTCTAGTAACTCCAAGCACTACGGTTCCATCATTTGAACTTGATACTCTCTATGATGACTTGGTTCTGCCTGCTAATCATGCGCTGTACGTATCCACCACGATTACAACCACTGCATCAACTACAGCCATTGGAGTGACTGCGCACGGAGCAACGCTGTAATGAATCCTATAAATGCAAAAAGCATAGGTACTCCAAGAACTCCTAGGTCTATAGTTAGTTACTTTAGTTCTGGTGGAACTCACTACACGGCTAACGCTACAAATCAATCAGCAGTAGGAGCTAAAGCAGTCACAAGCGGAGCTTTAAGCGCAGGGGTACTTACAACCGTGCTCAATCTATCCGGGCCTGGTGTGTTGTACATCGCAGCCGCAGAGAGCAATGATGCAACAAGCCGCACACATAGACTGAAACTTACTCTTGACGGGGTAGTGGTGTTCGATGCAACCACAGATGCTGTTACGGCTGCTGCATTAGGTCAGTGCGCAGTGGGCAATGCGGTTCTGGCTGCTACCTACCTGTGTCAGATACAAGACCAGCCAGTTACTTTTCAAACTTCGTGCTTACTGGAGTACGCCTCTTCTGTTGGAGAGACTGGTAAAACTATATTACGCTACAAGTACACACTTTAAGGAGCCACTATGAGCGCACAAGAACCGTTTGGTGATAATGTTTACACCCCTACCGCAAGAGACTTGATTATTGCACAACTTATTGAGCTAGATACCAAGTCAGTCAGCCCGAGGGTTATGCGGGAATCCACTCTAGGCAACACTACTTACCTTGCAAGCTTGGAAGCACAAGCTGTTGCACTTCGCGCTAAACTGGCTACACTGCAATGACAGCTTCTAAATTTAATACTCCGCTGTACAACGCTATTCATCCAGTAGCTGCTGGTTTAGTTACTGCGCTTGGTTGGGTGATTGGTGTATATTTTTGTAATCAGTTAGCAGGTAAGGTTATAGCGTCTGTAGCTGTGAATGGTTATTTCATTGGGCGCGAGATAGCGCAGGCAGAAGATAGATATATGGCTGCACATAAAATCATGCGTTCAGAGATGCCTTGGAATGCTGGCGTGCTACCTGAGTCTTGGGATTCACACTCATTCATCTGGAACCTTACTGCGCCAATTCTTGTGTCTGTTACGGAATGTCTGTACTTGTAAGTAAGTACATACTAACATATCATGTGTGAGCCTATAAAACGTGGTGTGTTGGTGGTGTCTAGCTGGATGCTAATGGTGTGCATATTCGTGTGCGTTGTGGCATTGGCTGCGTTGTTGACCATTTGGACGGTACTTACCACATGGACAGTTATCAGGTGGCCTCTTGATGCCTTTAGGAGCTTTACAGCGTGGATGCAAAAGAAGCTGCATGGATGAATTCACTGGCTGGCTTGTTGGGTTATAAAGAATTGCCAGAGTTTGAGCAGCGTTCAGCCAATTCACTGTACTTTCTGTGTCATTCTCCGTTAGCTGCATCGCATTATATCAGGAATTATGCAAATAGGTTGAGCCATGAACAGTAAAAGTGAGTGCTTACTAACATATGATGAATTATATACTGTTGCTCAATATCTGTATGGCTTATTGGATGATATTGACACTGCTACAGATATTGCCAAGAGTGACAACAGGCTATATCGCGCAATTGCAGATAACACACAGGCACGGAAACAAGCTGTAGTTCTGCACAATGATGGCTATGTTATTCATTTCAGGCCACTACCAAAAAGCGTAACCGACAAACAATAGCAGGATTGGCTGTAATGTACTGGCTCCAAGATCATAGCAGGCTGTACATATTGTGCAAGTGATGATGGAGGAAATGGGAGAGGATAGACCGGCTGATGAAGAATATGCATATGCAGTACAGAAGGCAACGAAAGAACTGATACGCGAGTATGCGCTGCTTGTTCATGGTGTGAATGGTGGCTGAGTAGTCAAGTAATACTCAATAACTAAATTGGAGAACATAATGTCTGATATTACATTGCTGGATTACTTTGCGGCACACGCACCTGCCGCGCCTGATGGTAGCGGAGAGTTCAAAACAACCAAACAAGACAATTAAATGAACGATTGTCAGTAAATGAATTGTAATTTAATAGTTAGTACTCACTAACATAACGATTTTCAGGGAGGTAACATGGCAGCAGCAACATTGGTAAAGGCAACACAGGAACTGCGTATAGAGGGGCAGAAGCCAATCTTTGCACAGTTCGAGGGGGCAGCTAATGCCTTGGACAATAGCGGTGTGCAGGACATATTCACGCTGAATGTAGAGGGGTTGTCGCGCATCGCAATCAAGCTGACTGTGGCAACCAATGCACTTGCTGCTTTTGTGATTCAGGCTAGCTTTGACGGACTTGATGCGACATTTAACACCATCAAGAGTACTGCTGGTGAGTTCACTAGCCCAACTGGTGTGCTGATTGATTCGTCTGGTAACTTAACGGCGCAGGCTGTTGGTACTGGATGGTTTGTTCTGGACGTAGCCGGGTTCAAGGTTGTCAAGCTACAGGCAAATAGTTCTGGTGCATCAAGTACGCTGGCTATCTCTGGTGGTGGTGTGTAATGAGAGCAATGCGCCGGTTGCTGATGGAGAGGCAGAACAAGGTTCCCACGCCGGGTATTTTGTTGCCGCTAACTAAAGACCTGTTACCTACCAGAGCGGTAGGTTCAGCAACATTCACTCGGGCCACGATAGCTTACCAGCAGGACTTTGAAAAGCTGAATGCTGTTCTGTCTGGAGAGCCGCGCTTTCAGGGAGCGAGACGGGTAGAGAATTTGCTATCTGACTCGCAGCCCGGCAACTGGTTTACTGCTGCCAGCGTAACACCAACTACAGGTATAGCTGACCCGATTGGTGGAACTGATGCATTGCGCCTTACAGCTACAGGGCCGGGTGGATACCACTTGGATGAAATAGTTGCCAAGGCTGGAGCATCAATCAGAAACTCGGTATGGATTCGCAGGAATGCCGGTACTGGAACAGTAAGCTTATATGATGGCTCTGACACGTATGGCGCAACAGATATTACGGCTGTTCTTACAACGTCATGGCAGCGCATTGCTACGCCTGTAAAATCTGTGGTAGCTGGAGGCTCAAATGCTCTTGGTGTATTGATTGCAACATCTGGTGATGCTGTAGATATATTCCAAGGCCAGATGGAATATGTGCATGGTCAGGCTATTCAGGTTCCGTCTGAGTTCGTCAGTAAGGGTGTATTGAGCGCACCTTATCACGGTGCTGGAGTGGATGGTGTGCAGTATTTTGATACAGCCAACGGCAATACTGTGGCATCCGGTATCATCACAGAAGGTTCTGGAGCAAAATTATCAGGGTGTTTGGGATACCTGAGTGAATATGCATGTACCAATCTATTGACATATTCCAATGACCTGACAAATGCTGTATGGGCCAAAACAACTCTGACCACAGCCAAGACCAGCACAGGGCCAGATGGTATTGTAAATTCAGCCACTAGATGTACTGCTTCTGCCGGTAATGCAACTGCATTCCAAACCATCACTGCCGCTGCCACAAGCCGCACATTCTCGCTATGGGTAAAGCGCATTACTGGTACTGGAGCATTCAGCTTGACGCAAGACGGAGGCGCTACATACACCGCGCAGACTTTGGCTGCTGGATGGAATATTGTACAGCTTAATGCAAGTCAGCTTAATGCGCAGGTTGGATTCAAGATTACCACCAATGCAGATGCATTTGACATATGGGGCGCTCAGTTCGAGGATGGGCCATTTGCAACATCATCCATTCCTTCGGTTGCAACGAATGCGGTAAGAAACACAGAAATACTTACCTTGCCCACTGCAAATAATATTGGTGCTACAGGTACTATAGCGGTTGATTTTGTGCATACCGCAACCAATGACCCTGTTGCGTACCAGCGCATCATCTCCAGTTATCCGGGAGCTACAATACCTTTTGGACTAGATGGCGTGAACCATAAGCTTGCATTGTATGATGGTCTTGTATGGGTTGACGATGGCAGTCCATTAGTACCGTCAAATTCCGTACAAAAAGCTGCTATTGCTTGGCGTAATTCAGCAGCAGGATTTTCTTTGAATGGTAGTGCTGTTAGCAATATCACATATACCGGCCCATTGACATTTGGTTCAACCATAGCCATTGGTAATGATGTAAATGGTGCTGTAGGTGCATTGAATGGGCCAGTTAGAAATGTACGCATCTGGCAGAAGCAACTCAGTAATCTCCTGCTCACACACTTAACGCAGTAAGGTAAACAACATGCCAATATTCGATTCCAATTCAGAGCGCATCTCGGAAGAAGCAACGGCGAACTTGCCAGATGATGTACGCGCTCTTGAGGAAGCGCAGCAAATAAAGCAGCAGATGCTCATTGATGCTTTGGGCGAGTCAGTAAAGACTAAGCGTGACGAAGCCGTGAAGTATCGCGCAGCATCTGGCATTGAAACTCAGTGGCTGGAAGATGAAGAATTCTATGAAGGCATAGATGATGCAAACCGCTCCGAAGGTAGGCCGATGAAGCCTATGCATCCAAGCGGCGTAGTATCCAATGTCAAGATTAAGAATGCAAACAAGTCAAGCATATTCTACAACATTACCAGACAGTATGTAGATTCTGCTGCTGCATCTATTTCAGAGATGGGCGCACCAACAGATGATCGTAGTTTTTCTATTGAACCGTCCAACATACCGGAGCTTGATGCACACAAGAACAATCCAACTCCAGCTAACGGTACTGATGCGCAAGGACAGCCGGTACAGGCAACTGTAGGAGACTTCGCCAAGCAAGAGATTGCCATTGCATCCAAAGCAGCCAAGGCAGCACAAGATGAAATTGATGACCATTTGGTAGCTTGTCAGTGGCACGCACAGCAACGTGAGGCAATCCATGATGCTGCCAAGATTGGTACGTGTGTCTTGAAAGGCCCATTTCCATTTGTCAAGCGCCACAAGAAAACAGTGCAAGGCAATGATGGTCAGGTTGCACTGGTGGTTGAGATCAAGACAGACCCAATCTCCAAATGCATTTCGGTATGGAATTGTTTTCCAGACCCAACATGCGGAGAGGATATACAGAACGGTGGATACTTCCTTGAGCTAGATCATGCCAATGGCAGGCAGCTTATGGATTTTAAGAAGTTGCCGGGATACTTACCAGACCAGATTGACAAGGTAATCAAGGAAGGGCCGAAGAAAGGTTCTGTTATCAAGCAAACGTCTGATACTCCATCGGCAGAGAAGTATGAGATATGGTACTACTACGGCATGCTGACACGCGATGAAATAAAGGCGCTCAAGATTGACCGGAATTTAGACACGAAAGATGCTGCTGATAGCAAAGCACTCCAGCGCATTAACGAGCTTGAAGCATGCCCGTGCATTGTGACTCTTGCCAATGATACGGTAATCAAGGCCGCACTTAACCCTCTTGACTCAGGAGAATATCCGTATGACTTTTGGGTATGGGAGCGTATTGATGGCATGCCATATGGTAATGGTATCTCTCGCATCATGCGTTCGGCTCAACGCGTGGTTAATGGTGGTATCAGAAATATGATGGACAATGCAAAGTTATCTGGTGGTGTCCAGATTGGATTCAAGAAGGGTAAAATTAAGCCAATGGGTAGTTCGGATTGGAGCCTGAATTCAGTGACATTTTGGGAAATGGATGATGAAGATGGTTTAGGTATCAATGAAGCCATTTCATTTACGCAGATACCGAGCTTGCAAAAAGAACTGATGAACATTATCCAGTTCGGTCAGAAGATGGCAGAGGACGTAACTGGTATGCCACTGCTCATGCAGGGACAGCAAGGCTCTGCACCTGACACGGTGGGCGGCATGCAGATGCTGAACAAGAATGCCACTGCAACACGCAGGATGAAGGCACGCAGCGTTGATGATGATTTGACCACTCCACACATTCGCAGGTACTACGAGTGGATTCTGATGTATGGTTCAGAAGAAGCAAAGGGAGATTTTAACATCAAGGCAAAAGGTTCTCAGGCATTAGTAGAGCGCGACATTGAGCGCCAGTATTCTATCCAGATGCTTGCCAATGCACTCCAGCCGCAGTACGGAATTGACCCGTACATTGCCATGAGCAATGCACTGCGTGCTGAGATGATTGACCCTTCAAGCTGGCAGATACCGGAAGAAGAATACCAGCAGAAGATGCAGGCTATGTCTCAGCAATCTCAGAACCCGGCTATACAGGCAGCGCAGATACGTGCTGATGCACAACTAAAGGCAGAGCAAATGCGCGAGAAAACTATGGAGCGAACTGCTCAGATACATGCGCAAGGTGCTGTGCAGTCTACGCAGCTACGCACAGAGCGTGATGCAGCGTATGACGAAATTGAGAAGCAGAAACTTGTTGTAGAAGAAAACTACAAGATGAAGCAGCTTGAGATACAGCGCGAGATTGCCTTGCTGAATTATGCCAACCAGCGCAACATCAACATTGACAACGTGAAGTCAGAGCTTGCGCAGACAACGATGAAGCTGAACACAGAGAAAGAGCTTGCTGCTCAGTCATTGCAGATGCAGACAGCCATGAAGAACAGCGAGCATCTTGATTCTGCCATTACCAGAGGGCATGAGCATAGGCTGAATGAGGCCAACAACGCGCATGCTTTGAAGATAGCCAGTCTTGCTCCAGAGGTTCAAGTTCCGGGCAAGGCTGCTGACGGACAATCGCTGAGTCAGGTTCCGCCTGTTGGGAAGTGATTACCTTGCTTGGTTAGCGTTAATCAAAATAGACATATTTCTCTCCTAGTGTGGAATGATTAAAAGCAGGATGATTGTTCCGCATGCTACTCCAAGTATAACATCTTGGTTGCGATGCATGAACGTATCAATCCGGTCAAGTATGTAGGTAATTTGTTCCATGTTATGCCATAGTGATTTAGCATGGAAAAATGGTACATGGCTGTGGTTTAGGCGGTTCTTCCAGATAGGCAAACGCCAATTCTTCTGGATTCAATCCAAGCCTTGCGCATTCAGCTTTAGCGTCAACTGTGGCGCTTGCCATAGAGCAGCTGAACACAACGACTGATTCAATGTTATGTGGAGTGCGTACTTCAAACACATACTTGAATGTATCTGCACGATTTTGTGCTTTGATTTGATTAATTCCGTTCATGGTGTTATCTCCTGTATATAGATTAGTGTTACGGAATTTAATTGTACTAAAACATGCGGATTATGTCAATTTAAATATGCTATATTTATGTTAGTAAGTACTTGCTTTTTTCTTTAACTTGTGATACAATAGCGAACATGGAAAATCAATTTGAACTTACTGCACAGGAACGGCATAGTTCTTTGTGGATAAAGATTCAGAAGCACTACGAAGATTTGCTGCAACGCGAACGTGTCCGTAATGATTCTCCAAAGCAAACCGAGGAAGGTACGCAGTTCATTCGTGGCAAGATTGCGTTATTGAAAGAACTGCAAAAGCTAGGTAACAAACAAGAAGAACAACCAGAAGAAGAATAATATTTGTGGTGGTTGTGCAGCCGCCAAAGCTGTCCGGTACGCTCTGAGCAACCCATAAAAGCCACGTATGCTGCGCACTCAGACAGCGCGATACCACTGACCATAACATCAGCCATCACAAATATTATCCTGCTTGCAGGTAAGAATCGTGGACGTTCGCGCCCACACGCAGCAACCAATGACTTACAAGCCGTTTGGGGAGAAGTAAAAAATGTCTGAACAAGATGATGTATCGCAAGATGAAGTTGTACCAACGATCACACCAGAAGAAGCACTAGCAGCACAGATGGAAGGGTTCTCAGGGGCCGATACGACACCTGAACCGGCGCAGACAGCGGAAGCAGCCGCGCAAGCCGTTACAGATGATGCAGCAGCTAAAGAAGCACAAGAGAAAGCGGAAGCAGAAACCAAGGCAGCAGAGGCCGCAGCGCAAGCTGCAAAGCCAGTAATTGCCGGGTACACAGAAGCACAGATTACTGAACTGTTGAAGAAGGCAGAACAGTATGACTCCGTAAGGGGCGAACTGAGCAAAGTGTACGGAAAGTTTGGAAGCATACAGCAGGCATTAGATAAGCTGTCAGCCAACCAGACAACCGGGATTGCTCTGACCGAGGAAGATGTAGCCGAACTTGAAAAGGAATACTCACCGGAATTTGCTAAGGCAATGCTCGGTGTTCTTAACAAGTTTGGTAGCAAGTTGGGTGGTAAGGCTCCCAAGCAGGATGATGGTAAGCCAGCCGCCGAAGTTGTAGACACAGCCAAAGAAATTGAAGATAGATTGGCGAAGGCTACACAGAAACTTGAACTGAAAATGCTCAACCGCGAACATAAAGACTGGCGCACAGTAGTGCGCGTGCAGGATGCAGCAGGTAATGACGCAGGCTTTAACCCGGCCTTTGTGAAGTGGTCGGAAAACCTTACTGATGCAGACCGTGAAAAGCTTTATAACTCTTGGGATTTTGAATTTCTTTCTGACAAGATTGGTGCGTATAAGGAACATTTGAAAGCGGAAGCTGATGCGAAAGCCAAGGCGGAAGCTGATGCGAAGGAAGCGGCATCTAAGAGACAGGTACGACATACACCACACCGGCTAGAGACAGCCGCGCAGCAACAAGGCGTGTCAGGCTCGGTCACAACGAAGTCAGCATTACAAGAACAACTTGAGGGATATAACGAGTCCCGATAACAATAAGAACAGGGAGCATCAAAATGGCATTTCAGAACTATGCATCGCAACCGGGCCGTATCAACAAACTGCTTGGTCAGATTCTCAAGCACGCAGAACCCAAGGAAGTAACTGGTAACATCGGTATTCAAAAAGATGTACCAAAGAACAAAGGAGATACCGTTGTGTTCCGCCGTTGGATTCCTGCTAATTCCACAAACGAAAACTTGTTTTTCCCAACAACCACTGCTGTTGACCGTGGCAATGCATTCGTGCAGCAATATGTTGCATCGGAAGGCGTGACACCAAACGCACTTAGTTTGACCGCGCAGGACTATCCTGTGACGCTGCAAGAACTGGTTATCCTGTTCGGGTTCTCCGATAAGATGGCAGATCAATACGAGGATGATGTACCTACCGAGTACAAGCTGCAAACAGGCCAGCAACTCGGTTTGGCACGCGAGATGATTCGCTTCGGCGCTATCAAGGCCAGCACCAACAAGTTCTACGCTGGTACAGGCACAAGCCGCGCCACCGTGAATGGAAAGCTCACACTTTCCCTGCTGCGCAAGGTTGTCAAGTATCTGTTGGCACACCACGCTAACCAAGTTACCTCCATCCTGAAACCGGGTGTTGAGTATGGCTCGGTAGCAGTGCAAGCTGCCTTTATGGTGTATGCTCACACTGACTTGAATCAGGACATTTATGACCTGCCAAAATTCAAGGACGCTGTGGACTATGCGCAAGGTGCTGCACGCATTCCGGGTGAAGTTGGTGCTGTGGAAGGTATGCGTTTCGTGACCTCTCCAGACCTGCCTGCTGTGTTTGATGGTGGTGCGGCGGTTGGCTCTACAGGCCTCGCATCCAACCTCGGTGTAAACATTGACGTATACCAAGTCATTGTTGCTGGTGCTGATGCATGGGGTTCAATTTCCATGAAGAATGCAAGCGGTGTGAATGGTGTATCGCCAAACGTGTTGCTTCCGGGGCAAGTCAGCAAGTCTGACCCTGCCGGGCAGCGTGGCTACATCTCTGCAAAGAACTGGTTTAACGCGCTGGTCACAAACTCTGACCACGTGGCGATTGTTGAAACCGGCACAACTGCGTAATGAAACAGGGGCGGTGAAAGCCGCCCCTTTCTAACTTTAGGAGATAGCAATTATGGCAGCACCAACAATCGCAACATCAGCAGCATCGTTCCATGATACTGCGCAGAAAGTAGCTCTCATCAATCTGTTTAATGCCCTGTATGACCGCATGAGTTCGCAATCGCTTACTTCTGCCGGTTTGGTCATTGGTACAGTATCCAAGAAAGTTCCAAAGACTGGAGCTAATTGGGTTGGTGTAGCAAACGGCGTTCTGGTTTACAAAGCATCAGGTACGGCTATGCCAGCACTGTCTGGAACTGTAGCAGCCACACAGTTTAATGTGTTCGCGTTCTTTGTGGATAGTGCCGGTACGGTTACATCTGCGATGGGTACGGCAGGCGCAACTCTGGACTTGGTTGTATTCCCGCCATTGCCAGCAGGCAAGGCTCTGCTTGGATTTATCACAGTCAATCCGACAACCGCGCAAACCTTTACTGGTGGTTCTACTGACTTGGATGACGTTACTGTTATACCGGCTACGAAGTATTACAACGTAGTTGGTGCATTTGACCCAACTATGACAATCTAAGGGGATACTATGTCAGCACCAGTTATTATAACTAGCGCAGCCACCTTCCACGATAACGCGCAGAAGGTGGCTCTCACGGCCCTGTATAAAGCACTATATGACAGGTTTAGTTCTCAATCATTAACAGATGCCGGGATTGCTATCAAGGGCGGTAGCGCATCTCCAACAGCAGCCACAGTGAATGAGTGGATTGGCGTAGCTGGAGGTAAGCTGGTTGCTGTTGCAGCAGCCGCAGACCTTCCAGCATTGGTAGGTACTGTTGCGCATGCAGCGTTCAATGTATTTGCATTCTTCGTTGACAATGCAGGTACGGTAACGTCTGCTATGGGTACTGCCGGAGCAAGCTTGGACTTGGTTATATTCCCGGCTACTCCTGTTGGTAGCGCATTGCTTGGCTTTGTCGTTATCAATCCAACCGGCACTGGTGACTTTGTTGGCGGAACAACCAATTTGGATGATGTAACCAAGGCTCCAAATGCTGTGTTCGTGAATACGGTTGGGGCATTTGACCTGACTATGAAACTCTAAGGGGAACGAGCATGGAATGCAAACAAATTGACGTTGCAGGTATCACAATCGGATTGGGCGTACTGGCTCTGTCCGGTATCTCTGGTGCTGCAACAACTTACTCAAGCGTGGCAACAAACTACGCAATTAACGGAAAGACTGGTACGCTTACTGGTCAGACCACCACGGCGTTTCCAACGCTTGACATTAACACTGGCGTTAAGTTCTCTGGCTTGACCAAGGCGAATACGGCAACTGTTTATGTGGTTGGTGTGCAATCTGGTGGTAGTACTATCGTGGCGGCACAGGGTACTGTAGTGGCACTTGACACGGAAGGTAATCTGCGTTTCGCTCCGCAGTTCCCGTCCTTGCCAAATAACTTCTGCCCGTTGTCTTACATTGTAGCAAAAGCAGGTTCAACATTTGTGGCAACGATTGCGCGTCCCGGTACTGAGGTATGGAACACAACCGGCATGAGTTATAGCGTTGTTGACATTATCGCGCTGCCTGATTTGCCGCAGATTGCATAAGGGGGCGATATGGAAAAAGCTAACGATTGTGCTGGTATAACTGTTGCTCTTGGTAATATTGGGCTGACAGCCATATCTGGACAAGCAACACACACTTATTCTGCGTCTGCTACGCCTTTTGCTATAAATGGGAAAGCATATACTTTTGCCAGTAAAACCACGCAGAACTTTCCAACGCTGGATGCCACAACTGGCTTGCCATTCGTGGGATTGCTTGCTGCAAACACTGGTACGGTTGTGGTGGTAGGGTCTAATGCAGCATTGGCTGTACAAGCCTCGCAAGGCTCGGTGGAAAAGCTTGATGCAGAGCTTGGCACGTTCAGGATACCCCCATCATTTCCTGCTCTACCGGAAGACTTTTGCCCGATGGCATATATCGTCATTAAGGCGGGTAGCACACTGGCTGCGCCATTTGTTATTGGCACAGGCTTGTGGAATCAGACAGGCGTAACAGAAGCCATCCAAAATATTGGCGCATTGCCAGATAAACCTCAAGTAGCGTAAGGGAGAGAAACACATGGAATCAAAAGCACAAGATATTGCTGGCCTCACGGTTGGGTTGAGCAAGTTGGGGTTGAGCGGCATTACTGGTGGTGCGATCACATATGCATTCACGGCAGTACGCCCTTATGTTATAAACGGCAAGGTGTATTCAATCACTGGAGGCACTACATTCCCTGTGGTTGATGCAAATACCGGTGTGAATTTTGTTGGATTGACCAAGGCTAATACAGGTACGGTGTTTGTGTTGGGAGGCTCCAGCGCAACTACCACTGATGTTGTAGCTGTGCAAGGCTCGGTTGAGACATTGGATGCGCACGGTAACTTTTACTTTGCCCCCAAGTTTCCGCAACTGCCTAGCGACTTCTGCCCGTTGGCCTATATCATTGCCAAGGCAGGCTCTACATTCGTTGCCGCATCATTCCAGCCGGGAACTGACAACTGGAATACCACAGGCATGACATACGCCACACAAGATATTGTGGCGTTGCCTGACCGCGCCCAAGTAGCATAATCCTTGGGATGGGAATGGCGGCATCAGAACCGCCTAGCAAGCCGTGAGAACACGGCGATTTGTGTGGAGATAAGTGTTCGGCAAGAGACACACCCTTCACTTTGACCGGGGCTGTTATCCCGAGATGGCAGTTACCCGGTTATTTTTTTACACACAGGAGAAACAAAATGGCTGAAACAAAAGGTGTGCGTAGAGCAAGAGTAAATATCAAGACGGAAGATTTGGCAGAGCGCACGCAAACCACGAGCGCAGTAGCAGAGATTGACCATCTTGTTACTTCGCAGATTCTGCAACCAGAGACTGAGGAAGTTGTGCTGGCTGGTGACATTGACAGAGACTATACTGAGCAATTGAAGTTCAATGAAGAAATTGTTGAAATTACGATTGCGCAAGATACCAGCGAGTTCCCCCGTGACCCGGTTCCAGTATCATGCAACGGCAAGCAAGTATTTATCAAGCGTGGCGTACCAACAAAAATCAAGCGTAAGTTTGTGGAATGCTTGTGCAGCCCGTTGGTTCGTGTCACAACCAAGCAGCGCAAGAACAATCTTGGTGAGGACGTAACGGAACTGAATCAGCACCGCTCTCTGGAGTTTCCTTTCCAACTGCAAGATGATAACCCAAAAGGCAAGGAATGGCTGCGCCAGCTTCTGACTAGAGGCTAAACGTCATGGGAGCCGTTGTTGGTAACATGACTTTTCTGCAACTCGTTACCCGGCTGCAACAGGAAAGCGGTACGAGTGGTGCGGCAAAGTCCACCGTAGTTGGTGCTACTGGAGAATGGAAACGCCTGTGTGATTGGATTGCACAGGCGTATCTTGACGTTCAGAATGCGCGTGATGATTGGAACTGGATGGAGGCTGATGTAGTGTTCAACACTATCGCGGGCCAACAGGAATACGCGCCAGCAACAACCACATTCACCACGCCGTCAAGCGTTGGCTTGGCAGACTTCCAGCGTTGGAAACTTACCTCAACTACGGGTGATTCATCCTTCCGTATCTATCTTGCTTCTGCCGGTACTCGCAATGAGACTTTTCTTGATGGTAGTCTGAGCTATACAGATTTTCGAGACTATTACATTTTTGGCAGCAAGCGCATAACATCTGCGCGTCCAGTATCTATCTGTGTAGCTCCGAACAGATCATTACTTTTAGGGTTGACACCAAATGATGTATTCACTGTGGATGGAATTTATTACAAAGCACCGATTCTTATGTCTGCTGATGCAGACTATCCTGCTTTCCCTGCAAAGTATCATATGCTGCTAGTTTGGTATGCGCTGGAACAATATGGATACTATGAGGCCGCGCCAGAGGTTGTTCAACGTGCCACGAAAGCAAGCAAGCTACTGATGAAAAAATTGGAAGATGAACAACTGCCAGATATTCAACTGCCTCAACCATTGGCATAAACATCATGGCGCAATCTTCCTTTCCTCCAATCAAGTATGACACCATCTTGTTTGGTGGTGGCATGGATGAAATTACGCCATTGCTGCAACTACCTACGGGTGTAGCGCGTGATGCGCTGAACTTTGAGTGTTCGCTGCTTGGCGGGTATGCGCGTATCGCCGGATATGAAAGATATGATGGTCATGCAGCACCATCCAGCAAGACATATACGCTAGTATATGTAAACGCTTTCTCAACCACTCCTGTAGTTGGCAATACAATTACAGGTTTTTCATCTGGCGCAACCGGCTACGTTCTGTATGTTGGTTCTAATTTTATTGTATGCTCTGAGGTAACTGGTTCGTTTGCCATTGGTGAAACAATCAAGGTTGGCGCGTCAACCGTTGGCACAAGCATTACTGCTCCAGCATCTATTACAGCATTAGAAGTGGCAACGTATACAGGTCTAGCAGCAGACAGACAACGCACTCACATTGCTGCTGTACCCGGTTCAGGTTCAATACTTGGTGTGTTCGTGTACAACGATGTTGTGTACGCATTCAGGAACAATGCTGGCGGTACTGCTGCCGCGCTGTACAAATCTTCTGCATCTGGATGGACGCTAGTACCATATCTTGATGAAGTATCATTTACTGCTGGCACTACAGCACCAGCAGAAGGCGAGACAATCACTCAAGGTGGGGTAACAGCCACAGTTAAGCGCGTGGTGCTGGAAAGTGGAGCGTGGACAGGCAGCGCGGCAGGCAGATTCATTATCTCTGCGCCGTCCGGAGGTAGCTTTTCTGCTGGTGCTGCAACCACAGCTACCAGCACATTCACTTTATCTGGTGCTGAATCTGCAATTACCATGTTGCCGGGAGGAAGGTTTGAAACTGTTATAGGTAATTTTTCTGGTGCGCAAACTACAACCAGAGTCTATGGCTGTGATGGTGTAAATTATGGTTTTGAATTTGACGGAACTATTCTTGTTCAGTTACATACCACAACCGTACCAGACACACCGAAGCACATATGCATACACAAGAATTATGCGGTATGGGCTATCTTATCTTCCATTGTATTATCCGCTCCCGGACTGCCGTATGATTATACTGCACTGAGCGGTGCTGGTGCTGTTGCTTGTGGCGGTACTGTTACCAATCTGATTGAACTTCCGGGAGATCAATCAAGTCCTGCTCTTGGCGTGTACACGCGCAATAACACATACATTCTATATGGTGTTGGATTTAGTGGCTCCAATACCTTTACGCTTGTGCCGTTGAATACTGGCGCTGGAGCATTGCATTATACCTCGCAGAACATGAGCAAGACATACGTGTTTGATGACCGTGGCGTGATTGATATGCAGACCACGCTAAATTATGGAAACTTCCTTGTTGATACCATCACATTCAAGGTAAACAAATTCATACCATTGAAGCGTGCATTGACTGTGGGTTCTGCTCTGAATCGAAGCAAAAGCCAATACCGATTATTTTTTAGTGATGGATACGGGTTATATATAACCAACGGTCAGGCATCCAATGCATACTTGCAAAGTTCCATCATTGGCGGGTCTATGCCAGTGTACTTTCCAAATCCTGTAACATGCATCATTGAGGAGAAGCTATCCACTGGTGATGAAGTGACTTACTTCGGAAGTAACAATGGCTTCGTGTACCAGCTTGATATGGGAACATCATTTGATGGGCTGGCTATCAGCGCACATATTACCTTGGGATATAACACCACCAATTCTCCAAGGGTATTGAAGCGTTACCGGCACGCACAGCTTGGAGTAAGCAGCACGGCATATTGCCAGTTTGATTTTGGCTATTCATTTTCATATGGTGATTACACTATACTCCAGCCATCCTTCGCAACGTACAACAGCAATCTGTCCTCAACATATTGGGATGCGTTTATTTGGGATAGTTTTTATTGGGATGGTGTAGCATCTAATCCGCCAGAGATTGAGATGAATGGTACATCTGAGTGTGTCGCAATATCCATCAATTCAAACTCGGCAATCTTCCGTCAATTCTCTATTGACAATGCCATACTGCATTACACGCCTCGCAGGAACAAGAGGTAAGCACTCACTAACATGGTTGCTTTTTAGGCCAATTTGTGATACAATGTACAAGGGATTAGGGGAATATTCATGGCAACAACAAACACGCCTTTACCGCGCAATCAGATTACACCAGACAATACCGGGCCTATCATTGGAGACTCTGGCACTGTTACTCCAAGCGGAACTCAATTTAATAATGGTGTAGTAACCCCAACCAGTACTTTGCCTTGGGTATCTACGGTTAAGCCAGCTATGGCTGCATTGCCTACTCTGGCTGCTGCACCACAAGCAGCTACAACACAAGCGAAGGCTGCTACCGCGCAGGCCGCACAGGCATCTACTGGAATGATTGGAGCTACTACCAATGCCAATTCAACCAATGTAGTTGACCCCACACTACTGAGCAGCCAAACAGATAAAATAATTTCGCAGAATGACCCCATCATGCAGCGTGCGGAAGCGATGGCGAACGAGTATAGCAATGCTCATGGCATGTTGAATTCAACTATGGCTGCTGGTGCAGCACAGAATGCAGTATTGCAAAACGCGATACCAATTGCTACTGGCGATGTAAACGCAATTAACACTGTCAATTCTCAGAACGCACAAGCTACCAATCAGGCAGAGCTTGCCAATGCGCAAGCGGCTAATACGTCTGCCATTCAGCAGGCTCAATTAGAGACAAGCACAAATCAATACAATGCCGGTCAGGCAACACAGGTAGCACAATCCAATGCAGCAGCAGCCACACAGGTTGCACAGGCTAATGCGGCAGCAGCCAACGCACAAGCACAGTTCAATGCTGGACTGATTAGCCAGCAGGAACTGAATCAATTTACTACGGCAGCGCAGCTTGCACAATCCAATGCCACACAGACAAATACTGTGAACGTAGCCAATCAGAATGCGCAGAATACTGCCGTCCTGAACAGTTTGGATAATGCCAACAAGGTACAGCTTGCAACAATACAGGCAAATTACAATCAGCTTATGCAGGCCAATTCATCTGCTGGTGCGCTTTATCAACAAACAGTACAAGCCATTACCAGTATTCAAAATTCAAGTACGATGAATGCGGATACCAAACAAGCAGCCGTTGCACAACAAGTGCAATTACTGAATAGCGGATTGAGCATGTTTAGCTCAATCAATAATCTGAACTTAACGTCAGGCTTGGACTTCTCAAAAACTACCACATCAACTACTGGCGGCACGACAACTACTGGCGGAGCAGGTAGGGGGCATGGTACTACCCGTTAATTAAACATAATATGAAAATTGCACGCACATTTGACGAACAGCTTGTATGGGATTGTATAGTTCCAGTTTATGATTATGTGTCAGATGATAACAGTCCGTCAGCAGATTTATATTTTCCTGATATGCGCGATGAAATATACTGGCTTGCTGCTTATGATGAAACAGGATTGCTTGGTGTGTTTATGGCTCACCCACACAATTCGGTATGCTATGAATCTCATACATTGCTTTTGCCATCAGCTAGGGGTAAAGCTATGCGTGCAGGGCGACTGGCAATTGATTGGTTATTTCAGAATTCTAGGTGCGAAAAAATTATTACTAATGTGCCAGCTTACAACATACTTGCATTAGCTTTGGCGCATCGTGTAGGCTTCAAGGATATTGGCATTAACACCAAGTCATTTTTAAAAAACGGTGTGCTGTACGATCAGCATATCTTGGGTTTTAGCAAAGGGGAATAATTATGCCAGCAGTAGCTGTAGTTGCAGCAGTAGTAGGGGTTGGAGAGGTAGCGGCTGGCCTAACGGCATTGAGTGCCGCAACCACCATGCTTGCCACCATTGAGGCTGGTGCTATGATTGTTGGCGGTGCGTTATCTACGGTTGGTGCGCTGACTGGCAGCAAGGATTTATCTCAAGCTGGTGCGCTTATTGGTGCTGCTGGAACATTGGGTGCTGGACTGAGTGGCAACATGCCAACCATGACAGATATAGGAAAGCATTTCGGCCTTACTTCTGATGCAGCGCAAGGTGCTGGTGTTGTTAATGCAGCATCTTCTGCAAATACTACATCTATCACAGACCAGCTTACTGGTGCAGCCACATCTGGTGGTGACACCACCGGAGCAGTAGCTAATGTATCTAATGCACAAGTCTCTGGAAATGCTGTGTCTGATATAGCCAGCAAAGTAGGTGGCGCAGATGCAGCCACAGCAGCAAATCAACAATTGCAGAAATATAGTTTGTTATCTGGTGCTATGCAAGGCGTTGGCACTGCCGTTGCTGCGCGTACTACATCTGATACGCAAGCACAGATTGCCGCAGATCAATTAGCATTCAATCAGAGCGTATACAATACAGCCAAGACAAATGCCAATTCGTTGCCAAGTAACATCAATATTCATCCAACTGCTACCGGAATGTTGGCGGCTCCAACGACAACCGCAATGGTGAGGACAGCATGAGCAATTTAAGCAACTTAACGATTACCGAACAGGCTTTGGAAAAGCAAATTTTACCAAAGCTTCCAGCGAATGACCAGACTGTAATTATGCGTGTATATCACGCAGGGATGCATATGATTTTTTCATCGCAGACACATGAACAAATGGTGCAAGGATTTGAACAGCAGATGCAGCAGAAGCAAGACATTGGTAGTGCGCTTGGTACTGATATTGCTAACATCATGCTTGTGTTATTCCAGCAAAGCAAAGGAACTATGCCGCAGGGCGCACTCATACCGGCAGGTACATTACTGCTTGCCAAGGTATGTGAGTTTTTGAATTCAACTGGTACGGCTCAAGTAACTGATGCAATATTCGCAGATGCAACGCACTTGCTTGCATCTGTTTTGCAAAGTAAATTCAACCAGAAGTTCGGACAGCATGTTAGTGGTCAGGCCCAACCAGAACAACAATCTGCACAGGCAGCGCCACAACCATCTGCTCAACCGTCAGGCATGCTTGCACAAGGGGGTGTATAATGGTAAGTATGTTGGGAACAATATTGGCTGGTGCTGCATCTGGTGCTGGTGCTGCTGACGATAAAAACGTGACGGAAGCCAACAAGCAGATCGCGGCTCAGAATCTTGAGCTGTCACATATGGAAGTACAGAATATGTATGACCAAGCAAAGATGGGCAGGCAATTTGCTATGACTAGCAAGATGCGCTCACTCATGCAAGAAACTCTCGCCACTGATGTACCAAAGATTTTAGCACAACAAAAACTGGTGTCTGATGAATCACAGCTTACTCCAGCAATGCGCAAAGCTGGATGGAAAGTTGCAACGCTCAAAGACAATACGGTAGCGGCTGGTAATGCGCTGATGAATAATGGCTGGATTGGTGGTGATGAAATACTCAAAGCCGCAGCTTCGGAAAATAATTCTGCCGATAAAGTGGAGGGACAATTACAGGGTATTGCTGCCAAGAATGTAGGCAATGCTGTAGTGGCACAAATTGCTGCTGGTGGTCAGGCTAATCGTGGTGTGGCTGCTGCCGGTCTTTATTCTGGAGCCAGCATACAAAATGCACAAACTGCCGCACAGGCCAAAGTACAAGCTGCATATGCATTACCCGGTCAGCAGCCTCCAAGCACAGGGATGCTTGGCGGTGGAGCGCCAGCACCTTCAAATGTAGTGCAATGGGGTAGCCTGAAATAATGGATATTCAATTACCATCAGGTAAAATTCTGACAGGAGTGCCAGAAGGCACTACTCGCGCAGATATTGCAGCAAAAGTTCCGTCTGACTGGCTCTTATCTCCAGAAGAACTTGCGCAGCAACGCGCACCAAAGATTGACGTAAATCAAGACATGAGCATTACGCCAGCCGGTCAGGACACAGCCGTAAACAACGCATACAACGCTGTGGCGAACGCAAATGGCAAGAACGTAGTACCAGAGCCAGCCATCCCAACAAAGGCAGCAGCGAAGGCCATAGATCAAACCGAACAGGTTTTGGGTAATACTCCTGCTTTACCAGTTAAATCTGCGCAACCAGTACCAGAAGAACAGCCATTTTATGCTACTGGCTGGTTAGGACGTGGTGCTAAAGTATTGGGTGAGGAAGCCGCAAAGCTTACCTTGACACCAGATGAAATAGCCAAGACTGACGCGCTCTTAAAATCTCAATTACCACCAGAACAACAAACGCCGGGAGTGATTGAATCTCTGAAAGCTATGGGTGAGCAACTGGCTACGCACCCATTGGATGCGGTAATTGGTTTTGGTAAAGGATTGGCTGCTGACCCTGAGTTATTATTCCCGGCATTATGGGAAGCCGCTCCAGCTAAAATGGCTGCTGCTGTTGCCAAGGCTGGAGCCGCAGTTAAGATTGCTGAAACTGCTGCTCGTGGAGCAGCGATAGGAGCTACTGGCGAGGCTGCTACTGAGGCTCTTGAAGGCAACATACAACCACAACAGATTGGTAACACTGCCGCCATGTTTGGTGCTGTTGGCGTGGCATTTAAGGCTGCTGGTATTGGTGCTGGTAAACTACAACAGTTCATGCGCAAGCCAGTGATCGTTCAACCAGCCTTGCCAACCACATCAGTTTCTGATATATTGCAAGACATACGCGCACTGGATGCTACCACAGCAGATAAAATAAATGCAGCACAAACCGTAGATGAAGCAACGCAGGCAAGTCAAGCCATTCTTAACGAAGCGACAAGCAAGTTACAGGAGGTGCAAAATGACAACGCAACTGGAAATGTACGAGCCGAAGATATTGCGCAAGGCGTACCTAGAGCAGATAATAACGGAGAGGGAATACCAACTGCTGCTGTTCAGGGAATTGGCGGTCATGCACAATCAGGAGAATCCAGCATCGGAGTGGCTGCTAACGCCGAACCAGTACAATCAGATAATGGACTTGCTGGAAAAGGTAACGCTGTGGCACAGGAAAACGCCACGGTTCAGCACGCCACCGGATTACCTGAGAATGGAGAACCCGGAATACAAGGAACCGGACTTGCTTCCGAACTGACAGGCAGGCGCAATCATAATGAGGCTGTATCAGAAGAACATCGCAATGCAGAGCGCCGTGCATTGCTGGATAATCGCGCCCGTATTGCCGCCATGTCGCAGGAAGAACAATATGATGCATTGCTGCTCAATCAAAAAAGCGGAATCAAAAATAATCGCGCATACGAATGGTCTACAAAACTCCCTATCCAAGCATCCATTGACGTAAACAGCCTAAAGTGGATTAACGATAATATGGGGCATGCGGCAGGAGATGAATTGCTGCAAAAAGTTGCGCGTGCGCTATCCGCAGAAACTCCAGAAGCCTATCATGTGAGTGGTGATGAATTGGTTGTACAGGGGCATACAGCCACTGACGTTACCAATGCGTTACATCGCGCTCAAGATGCACTCAAAGATGCAACCATTACCGGAGCAGTAAACGGCAAGCAGATTACCGTAAAAGGTCTTGGTTTTAGTTATGGACTTGGGGCAACACTGCATGAAGCAGACTCCAAGATGTTGTTGCACAAAGTTGAGCAAACCAGACTTGGATTACGTGCTGAACGTGGAGAGCAACCTCCCGGAGTCACAATAGGAGAAAAAAATGCCATTCAAGAGCAGAAAGCAGCAGGCGTTTCTGAACGCGCACCCGGAGAAGTTGGGAGCCAAAAAACTGGCGGAATTCAACGCAGCCAGCAAGGGAATGAATCTACCGGAGAAGGCAACCGGAATGCTGGCGAACAAGCCAAAGAAAATTTAATCAATGTAGGACTAAACACCACTGAGGTTGGTGGTGAAAATTCTCCACCATTGACTGAGCAGCAAGTACGCGCAGAACTTGATAAGCTTGGCGTGCAAGTAACGCGCTCCGCCATTCATCAATCAGATACTGAGCAAACTTTTTCTGCATCACTATCGCGCCCACTAACGCCAGCAGAAGCAACAAAATTCAGTGCAGACTTGAAGCAGCAAGCTATTGCGCAAATCGTGCATGGCAAGGGAGAGCTATACGGGCCTGCTGCGCATGAATGGAAGCCGTTTAATCCAGAATATTTCTTGACTCCAGAAGGAACTCACCCTACAGCAGAGGCATTAAAGGCAGGCGAAGTTCCTCCAATGACCGGAACACACTTCTCAAATGTTAGACGCGAAGAAATACTAGGCAGCAAGTTTGGTACTGGCATGCCCGGTGCAGAACGCGCAAGACTGATGAACACAAGTGATTCACGCCTGAAAAATCGCATTGCATTCTATGTTGACGAAGGCAAAGGAGTTATACCGGAATCTGGTGTGGGATATGTCAAACATACAGTGCTACTTAATAATTTGTATGATGGAACGACCAATCCACTAAAGCTGCCTTCGCCTGCACTGGATGGTGGTAACAAGTTTGAGAGTGCGGTACTTGACCACGGATTTGATGGTTATTATGTCAAAGGATTCTTTGGTAAACATGGAGCCGCAGTATTGCTTGGTGATGCAGCAAAGATCGTCAAGCCTGACGTGCAACGCTCTGTATTGCCACGCGAAGAATCTCAGTTTGCAGCACAACGCGCACACAATACAAATCCAGCAAAAGCTCTTGCTTCCATGCCATCAGGCATGCGCAAAGCAGCACAACAGATGCTTGAACGCGCAGCACAAGGCAAGCGCGGTGGTCTGGTATTTGGCGATCAGCAATCAAATATTGACCGTGCTGCGCAGATGATGGCGCAGAAGCACGGCACTGATGTTGATATGGAGCGCAAAGCTATTGCAGATGCAGTGCAGAACAGCATTACACCTGCGCAGGCAATGAAAACCAATATCACAACCAAGATTCCTGATATTCCAGAATTCAAGCAGGCAGTTTCCAATACTCCCGGCGCATCCATCACAGAGCATGGCGTATTGCTAAATGTTACGCGCTTTCAGAAACCGGAGCAGGAAGGTGCTACCTCTATTCGCACTGGCGTGTTTTACTTGCCTACTGGTTCTGCTAACGCAAAATTTTACGCAACAGGCAAAACAGGATACGGAGGAACAGAAAAATATCAGGATACAACCTTGCTACGCGCTCCATTATTTGTTAAGGGAGCTACTGGCGGGAAAGCACCAGAGGCTGCTTATGATAGCTTGCTTGGTAAAGGTGCGTATCGAAATATGCGCAATGATGTTCTAAACGCTACGGTTGGATTTGGCAAAGACACATCGCAAAAAATTGATAACGTGCGTGAAATGCTAAAACGCTATGGTGCTGACCAGCGCAACGCTGCTGAGATTGTGCATAACAGCCGCATGGGTAACACATTGCCGTATGCCGTTCAGGAAAATATTGTAGCACATGAAGTGCGTAAGGCTGGTTATGATTCTGTGCTTGGATACAGCAAGAAGCGCACTGGCGAACCGTTCATATCTGAAATTTTTGATGTTCGTGAAATCACCTATCCGCAGCGTTTTGGTGAATCAGACATACATCAGGCATTCATACAGAAATCCTCTGGCATGCTATCTGAAATTCGCGCACGCGATGAAGCAGACGCTCACAGGATTGCATCTGAATATGGTGGTAGAGTCCAGAACGACTCGCAAGGATGGAAAGTTATAACTCCATCTGTTGTACCATTGAGCAAAGACGTATCAACTGGTGATAGAACATTCACCAGTGGGTTCTATCATCCTGAACTTGGCACTGCTTTTGTAAATACAGACCGCATTAATTCCAATGATGTTCCTGCTGTTGTGCTGCATGAAATAATGCACATGGCAGACAACACACCACAAAGCAAGGCACTGAATGAGAATAGCTTGCGCTTGCTTGGGATGGAGTCTGTAGAAAATCAAACTGGTGCAATGCAAAAGAGCGTATCAAAGAATGAGCTTGGTCTATACTCTCAGCTTGCAAAAGCAATAGACTCAGCGCCTGATAAATTATTCACCACAGGAAAAAACCTAAAGCTGTGGCTGAACTCAAACGCTCCAAAGCTAGGCGTGAAGAAGGACGAGATTTACTGGTCTGGCATCAACGACTGGCTGGAAGCACAGGGCAAAGTCAGCAAGCAGGACGTGGTGGCCTTTCTTGAGCAAGGCGGAGTACGGGTCGAGGAAGTGACACTTGGCGGTAAGCTAGAGGGAGAAGCACTCGATAATGCACTCAGGAGTGCAGACTTGCTAGGGTTTGACACCTTGGGTGAGGCGCGCAGAGCGTATAGAGAAGCACCGCAGAATTACGACCTCGCGGGAGCAGATACTGGTGATGCTGTGAAATTCGAGAGTTACCAGCTACCCGGAGGCGAGAACTACCGCGAGTTGCTGCTGACGTTGCCAGCCACGAAGAGCATCCAGACTAAGGCTCAAAAGCTACAAACTATAGCCGATGAGATGGGTCGCTCAGATACAACACCAGAACGGTATAAAGAGCTTCACGCTGAACGTGCAGATGTTGCTGCAAACTACACGGAGCAGAAACGATCTGAGCAATTCCAATCATCCCACTACGACCAGCCGAACATCCTCGCCCATATCCGCTTCAACGAGCGCACAGAAGCGAACGGAAACAAAGTTCTCTTCATTGAAGAAATTCAATCTGATTGGGGGCAACAAGGTAAACGCCAAGGATTTGGTTCAACCAAAGGCGCAACTCAATTAGATTTAGCAAATCGCAAAGTTCCTGTTCCTGCTGCTCCCTTTGTCTCAGACACAAAATCATGGACTGCGCTCGCACTGAAACGGATGATTCGCTACGCGAGTGAAAACGGCTTTGACCGTATCGCATGGACTACCGGCGAGCAACAGGCAGAGCGATATGACTTGAGCAAGCAAATTGATAGTATTGACTATGTAAAATATCGCAAAGAAGACGGTTACAAAGAAGAGGGATACCACCTGATTGTCACTGACAAAAACGGTGCGCGCGTCTCCACGCCAAAGAAGATATTCTCCGAGAGCGAGCTTGAAGATGTTGTCGGAAAAGATGTTGCCAAAAAGATTGTGGCTGGTGAAGGCCATTCTGGCGGCGATGACGCGCAAAGTAAAGTGCTATCTGGCCTTGATCTAAAAGTAGGCGGCGAAGGCATGAAAGGCTACTACGACCAGATCGTACCGCAAGTAGCAAATGATATTCTGAAGAAGCTTGGTGGAGTGAAAGTTGAGAGTGTCAGTCTTCCGCTAACCACAGAACAACGAACGCTCGACGTACTTGGGGCAGAAGGTGAACTAATTCTCCGAACAGACCACGATAGTCAAGCGTGGGCAGTTGCGAGAGAACACGAGGGTGCAAAAGTTGTGCCAACTCCACCAGCTGAGTCTTTGCCTGCACAGCAAGGCTTCACCATCACCCCAGAACTGCGCGAACAGGTATTGATAGAAGGCTTGCCGTTATTCAGCAAATCATCTAACTCAGGCACTGGTGATATATACTCTCGTGTTCGCGCACGCATGGAAGCAGCAGGAGAGACTGGAAACTCATCTGAGGCAACCAGTTACATTGTAGAAGAAGCAATGAAGATGGGTAAGACAGCAGGCCATTCGCGCATTGATACTGGATTTTGGGGTTGGGCGCAGAAAGCACTTCCTGAACATGTTGTAAATATTCTCAAGCAGTGGGTGGCTAACGTGCGTGCTGCGATGTACAAGAACAACATCTGGCTTGGTGCGAAAGACCTTAGTATTGATGATTATGTTGCTCTGGCAAAATCCAATATGAAGGATTTGGCGAGTGGAAAGATGGAGGCTGCTAGTGGCACTGAGTCTGTTGGTATAGAGCCAGCATATAGCAAAATTAACCAGACAGAAACGCCAGCATTCAAGCGGTGGTTCGGTGACAGCAAGGTAGTTGATGCAGAGGGTAAGCCGCTGGTGGTTTATCATGGAACGCAAACCGAGGTAGACTTTGAAAGTTTCAAACGCAGCCCCGGTGATATTGGTATTCACTTTGGTGATGCTGGTCAAGCCAATGACCGTGTGAGCTATACCAATAAATTCGGTAGTGATTATACCAATCCGCGATTGATTCCAGTGTATCTATCCATCAAAAACCCATTGCGGTTGCGTGATGCTGGGAGTTGGAACGCCGATAACCTAAAGGGAACTTTACTCGAACTATTTCCAAATGATGCTGTCCGTATTGGCCCCGAATGGTCAAAAAAAGGATTAAGCTCAACCAAAGACATCCGCGAGTTTCTTCAATCAAAAGGCTATGACGGCGTAGTGTATCGCAACACTGGTGAAGTGGCTGGCGGCGAAAGGTATGCGCAGGAGCAATCACGCGCCACTAAAGCTATGATCGAATCGCAGAGACGGCGCGGAAAACCGGTAAGCACATACGACCAAGAAGATCAAAAAACTCCAGAGTACCAAGCGCATAAAGCGGCATACGAGGCTTATACAAAATTCAGGGAAGATAACGCGAAAGACAGTTACATCGCCTTTGAGCGCACCCAAATAAAATCCGCCATAGGCAACCGTGGCACGTTTGACGCTGCAAACACAAACATTCATAAATCTATTGGTGTGCAATCTGAACCTAAAGAACAAGCATCCACAAAACTAGGCATGCTTACAACATCAGAAAAACGCGCATCAGATTTGAAAGATGCTCTAGTCAACGAGTTTCAGATGGCTGTTATGCCTATGGCTGCTGGCTCTGCTAAGTATCGTGCCATTGCCAAGGATTACGCTAATGCTGACCGTGCATCAAGAATGCAATGGAGCCGGTTCGATGCTGTGTTAAAAAATGAATACACACAAGAGCAGCGCCAAGCTATGTGGGAGGCGGCAGACGAACAGAACGTGCTAATGCAACTAGGACTGAGTACAAAAGGAAAAGGGCTAGATAGGTTGCCTGCTGACCAGCGCGAAACCATGAACACGTTGCACGCATATGGAGAGGAACTGCTTCAACGCGCCAAGGATACAGGTATGTTCAAAGGCGAAGGATTGCCATACTGGACTCCACGCATGGCTGTGATGATTGGTGATGATGGTGAATATTCCATTCCTCCACGTACAGGACAAAATGAAACTGGCGCATCAGTTGGGCGGAATATTACCACTACTTCTCCAAGCTTGAAGCAACGCAAATACCTTACATCTTCCGAAACAGAAGCAGCCATGAAAGGAAAGTTTGGCGAACAGGCAACACTCGTGCGAGATATTCGTGCAATGCCTATGGCGATGCAAAGGCTTGAGCGAGCCATAGCTGGACGAGAATTGATTAACCAGATACGTGAGCTTGGAAAAAATATAGGTGAGGACTTAATATCTGATGGTGCGCAGCCCGGATACTTTACGCTTGACCATCCAGCATTCAAAACATACCGTCCTCGCATGACCGAAGTGGACGGTAAACACGTACCAGTCACAGATCAAAATGGAGAGATGGTATTTGACCGTGTGCCACTGTACATGCGTGATGATTTGAAAGGCCCATTGACAGCCATTATGTCTGAGTCAAGCGGTAAAGTTTACCAAGCACTGATGGAATTCAAGGGTAAGACAATGACCGTAATTATGTACTCGCCATTGATTCACAATGCTGTTGAGTTTGGTAGGGCGCTACCCATGCTTCCCGGCAAGGTAGCAACATTTCGCGTATATTTTGAGGGCAATGTAGCCAAGCATGATAATGCAATAATGCGCGAAGCAATCGGATATGGACTTGTTCCAATCGGTCACAGATACGGCTTACAAGATATTTCAGGTATCATGGAAGAACCTAATTTAAAACCCGGCAGGAGCCTCACAGCCAAGGCAATAGGAGGCGCAGTAGGGTTGCTGCATGAAGGTGCTGGAGATGCAGTGAAGCGTGGCATAGACACTGCTGGTGATGTATGGCACAACACTTTGTTATGGGATAGGGTGGCTGATTTGCAGATGGGTATTTATGTCAATCTGAAACAGATGGAAACAGCCAAGTTACTCAAGCAAGGATTGACTCAGGAGCAAGCTGCTGGAACAGCAGGACATATTGCCGCTCATATGGCTAATCGCTATGCTGGTGCGCTGCCAAATGAATCAATGTCAAATATGTCGCGCAAGATTACCAATCTGGCATTTTTCTCACGCTCGTTCACTATAGGTAATTTGGGTGTGATGAAGGACGTATTTACAGGATTGCCACGAGATGTACAGGCGCAGATTCAACGTGACTACGGAGATTTGGCATTACGTGCAGGAAAGAACATTGCACGCAGGAAAGCTATAGGAGCATTCATTATTGATATTGGACTGATGTATGCCATGAACTCTGTGATGCAGGATACGTTTGATTATCTGAAACGTGACCAGAGCCTGAGTGATATTGAGCAAGGATATGTTGAACGCATGAACAAACTGCTGCACAAGACGCAAGAGAATCCATTGGAAGTATTAAATTCTCCATTGGATAGTGCTGCTAGTCTTACCACAACATCAACCAATGAACCCGGTAAAGAAAATCGTGAGTTATACGATTACGACAAGAACGGAACAGGAATTTATGTGCGCCTTCCAACTGGTAAAATTGGTGAGGAATTCATCGGCTGGACAACAGAGCCACTTGATATGCTAAAGCGCAAAGAGAGTACATTTTTGCGCCCAATCACACAGACAGCAACCAATGATCTTGGATTCGGCAGGCGCGTCTACAATCCAGATGACCCCGGCGTAGCTGGAGCAGTACGCAATGTAGGAAAAGTTGTCAAGAACTTTATGGTACAGCAGATACCAACTGAGGCATTGAAATCTGCATTGCACTTGGCAGGTAATAATGGAGATGAAACTGATGCGTACAAGGTGCTTGGCCCGTTACTTGGTCTTACGTTCTCCAAGGGTGCGCCGGGAGGCCCTGCTGTTGGTGAGATGTACACAGCCAATAGTCAACGCCGTGCTGCTATAGCAGATTTAATGCCAGAAGTCAATCAAAAAATTAAGGATGGCGAAATTGATGCTGCGGTGTTGCAAATGGCTAATGCCGGTATGACGCAATCAGAAATAAAGTTAGTGATTACTCACCAACTTACTCCGGGTGCAAGGTTAAATTCTAATGCAATCAAGCAGTTTTATAAGAAAGCCACACCAGAGCAGCGAGAAAGAATGGATGCGCAACTAAGTAAGTAAGCACTTGCTATTTTACTGTGTTTGTGATACAATGGAACGGATTTTAAAGGGGAATCAAATGAGTTTGGACAACTTGCATCCTGCCGCAGTGCAGCTTACCAATGCGGCTACAGCCGGTACAATCGTATCATCCTTGTTTGGATGGATACCTGCCGCCATTACTGTAATAGCTGGACTGTTTGCAATTATCTGGTATTACATTCAGATACGCGAAAGCATAACATACAAGGAATTTAAAGCGTGGATTACTCAGAAGCTGGAATGAAACTCACGGAAGAATTTGAAGGATGCAGGCTTGTTTCATATCTTGATTCTGTTGGTGTTCCAACTATAGGATATGGTCATACCAGTGGCGTACATCTTGGTATGTCATGCACACAAGAACAGGCAGATGCATGGCTGCGAGAAGATATTAGCCTAGCCATCCAATCAGTCAATGTCCTGTGCCGTGTACCGCTCACTCAAGGTGAGTTTGATGCTTTAGTGGACTTCGATTTTAATTTAGGGCGTGGCGCACTTGGAGGCTCCACGCTTTTGCGCTTATTGAATGCTGGTGATTATGCTGGCGCAGCAGCGCAATTTGAGCGTTGGGATATGGCAGGCGGTAAACATATGGCAGGATTGTTACGCAGGCGGCACGCAGAAGAATCGGAGTTTAGAGATGGTATGGCTGACCAGAACAATTAAGTTTTTTAATAATGCGGTTACAGATGAAAAAGGTGCGCTATGTGCGGCACGCTCCATTGGTATTGTTGCTGGCTGCGAAATGCTGTATAAATTCCTTGTGTCAACCACTCCAGATTATATTGGGTTCTCCAGTGGTATTGCTGCAATAATTTTTGGTATTGCAATGAAAGATTACGTAGAGCGCAGAACCATGCAGTATATGCATACAACATATACACCAGAGTCTGAACTGATGCAGAACGATGCACCTATAGAGAGGTAAAAATATGTTCGCTGCCATCACACCATATATGAGCATTATCAAGGCAGTTATGGTTGCCATGATATTTTCTGCTGGCTTGGCGCTTGGAATCCATCTGGAGCAATCAAAGATTGCCACGCTGAATAATACGATTGGCTCACTCCAGCAAACCAATAAAGATTTAACGGTTGGAGTACAAAACCAGAACGATGCCATATCCAAGCTACAGAGCGATGCAAAAGCACGCGAGGAAGCAGCTACAAAGGCCGTAGACGCAGCCAAACAGAGCGCACGTAGTCAGTACCAAGCTGCGCAGCAGATACTCGCCAAACAGCATTCTGGAGGCTCTGGAGCATGTTCGGATGCCAGCCAAGCATTCAGTGACGAACTTGAACAAGAGCGTTCCAAATGAAGGCGCTGATTGCTGCATTGCTTGCGCTTGTGCTGTGTGGATGCGCTCCAAGCCGAGCGCCAGAGCATGATATTATGCATGACTTGCTGAGTGCAACAGAGACAGCACCAGACAAATCTGAACAAATTGCATTGGGTGAAATACAAGGCGATCAGTATTTTCTTGATGCTGGAAATATTAAGTTTGATGGTAAATATTTATCTGCTTGGATATTCACGCATAACAAATCTCTTGAAAAGTCAGTAAAGGATTATGGAGACACTGCCATCATTATAGACTTGGATTGTATCCATGCAACTTTTGCCGTTACTGATGCGATTTTAATTTCAACAAAGGGTGTCTCGTTGCAACTTATACATCTCAAAGAATCACAGTATAAGTTTTTTCCAGTGCCTTATTCTGGTGTTATGTACAATCTTGACAGAATGATTTGTCAGCTACAGGTGTGACCATGAAAAAAATTATTGTGGTACTGATGATGCTCTCAGGGTGCGCAAGCGTACCAAATGCCGTTACACAGGTAAAAGTTCCTGTGTCTGTTCCGTGCGTGATACAGAAGATTGACAAGCCAGCTTTTGCTGTGGATGGATTGTCAATTGAACCGCCTGCTGGAGTTACAAGAGAGGAATTTATTTGGCAACAAATGAATGCCCTGCGTGCAGATAGATTGCAACGGAAGGGATATGAGAGTGAACTAGAGGCTGCAATCAGGTCGTGTCAGTAACGTACTATCTGCCATGTGTATAAAATGCATCTAGGGGAGCTATCATGGCTCCCCTAGTCTTTGTTGGACACCTTGCCAAGAGTGCCATTGCACATTTTGGCAAATGCCTCAGCCTCTGCGTCGTCGCGGTCAGATGCCCACATTGTTCCGCCGGTTGATCTTTCCTCCCACCATGCGGCACCCTGAACAAATGCTATCTGGAGAGCGTTGTCCAACCCTGCGTTCGAGCAGGAGCGCGCAAAAGCGTGTTTCGTTTCTTGTTCGTCAGTCATAGTGCGCCCCCTCAACTTATCGTTAGGTGATTCTGGCAGAGGCATCCAGTGAGTAGGAGCAAGCCAGTCTAGTTCATATGATGTATTAATAATGACCTATTAGCAAAATCCGAAACTCTTTTTGTTGATTGACTGGTTTTTACCAGCCAAAATATCTGCAATGGTTTGCCGGTCAACAGCATTGTAATGAATACCCATCGCTAGAGCCAAGTCTTGCGCTTGTTGTTTATTTAGCGCATCAAATTGCAGTATATCGAAACAGCGTCCAGACCTCAATAGTGCCGCATCAATATTAACTGCATTTGGAAGATTGGTGCTAAAGATCAGCTTTTTACCCTTGGTTGTTACCAAGCCATCTCCGACATTCAGGAACTTGTGCATCATGCCGTTACCGTCTGTGCGAGAACCCAAAAATAAATCTGCATCCTCAATTACCATCGTGGCTGAATTGCCACTAATGAATGACGCAAAGATACCGTCATTGTTCAATACGGCCTCATTATATGTGACGATAGCTGATGAATTTGTATGTGCCAAGAAGCCGCGAATAAAGCTTGTCTTGCCAGTGCCGGGAGGCCCTATCAGAACCAAGATTGACGCTGATGATTTTTTGAATCTATCGTAATACTCGTGCAATGATTCATCATCCAAGAATGGGTACATTTCAGTACATGGCAGGTACGTTCTGTCCAATTTAATGCGTGTGTCATTACCTTGCGTATCATAAATCCAAGTGATATGCATGGTAGCTTCCTCAAATTCGCGCAAGATAACAGCTTTTATTTCATCAATCTTCTCAAACGTGCCGTGTATCCTGAATTCCACCATTCCGCCGTAAGATGAATCACACTCCAGCAGGAATCCATCCAATATTGCAATGATGTTGCGCGTACCATCACAGAACATCGTTGACGTTCCGTATGTCTTGCGCATGAAATTACTCGCACCAGCGAAGTTTCCCTCCACCAAAATATCGTAGACTATGGTTGATAATCCAGACTCTAGCCTGCGATGTACAAAATCAGAAATGAACAGATCACGATAATCTCGCGTAGACATTCCAATCTTGTGAGGAGTGGATACTGGTGCGTTACATTCCAAAGTTTCATGCATGATTAGTGTGCCTTATAGTTGGTGCGGCAATCGCATAGCGTGGAGTTCCTGTCTATGGATGGTTTTGGCGGGAAAGTTCTCTGCCTGCGATTATCTGATGGTGGAGCAATCAGCACATGATCTGCATCATGTGTTACCACTACTGGTACATGCCTATCGTGATTTGCACGTACAACACTAATGCATCCAGTACTTCCAGGCTTGTGTGGATATTGCAAACCTGCACACCGGCATGTATTTTCCTCTCCCCATTCTTTTTTAATGCGGTACTGGTCAACACGCCATGCAGTTGAGCCGCATTTACATTGAGGTACGAAATCTGTCAATACACATTCTTCCGGGTTAGTGGAAAGAGTTTTACGTGCGCCACACTTACTGCACCTACACGGAAATTTTGTCTGTTCACTCATAATAACCTCCTAGTATCCGCGATCAACGCGCCGTGCGCATTCTTTCTTGCCTTGATGCGGATTATTTGAACTACGATTGCGCAATGAACCAGCAAAGCCATAGTGCGCATGCGGCATATGTTTTCCTCCATGACCTCGTGATTTGTAACCCGGTATGTTTGCAATAGCAATGCACTTTTGCGTAAAATCTGTCATAGCCAGTGCAGTATACAACAGAGCGAAAATCTTTTGTGCTGCCGCGAACGGTTGTGATGTTTTCATTTATTTCTCCTGTTGATTAAGATAAGCCGTTGCAAAGGCCACAGCCTTTTCTTCCTCGTAAGCTTTCCATGCAGGAGCCTTTGCTTCATCGTAAGCTTTCTGTGCAGCAGCCGTTGCTTCCTCGTAAGCTTTCCGTGCAGCAGCCATTGCTTCATTGTAAGCTTTCCATGCATCAGCCTTTGCTTCATCGTAATCTTTCCGTGCAGCAGCCATTGCTTCATAGTAAGCTTTCCGTGCAGGAGCAATTGCTTCATTGTAAGCTTTCTGTGCAGGAGCCATTGCTTCATCGTAATCTTTCCATGCATCATCCGTTGCTTCCTTGTAATCTTTCCATGCAGCCTGCTCCAGAAAATTATGCGCAGCAAAATCAAAATCAAACACATGTGCGTATTCCAGCGCAGCCCCAACAGTTACTTCAACTTCTCCGCCAAAGGTTTTTTCAAACAACCGGACTTGCTTTGCGCAAGCATCAGCATCCTTGAGTTGTTGCAGGGTAATAGTTTTCATTTTGTGGCTCTCCTAAAGTAAATAACCCTTGCCTCGCAATTCTGACTCAACATCTATGCCAAGCTCTATGCACTGATGCACTGCCGCATCAAAAAAATCACGCGCAGCTTGAAGCTTATGCTCTCCATGAATAGTAACGCCAAAATCACACCCTTCATAAGCACTCAAAATTGATGCACGCTCATGTAATATCTTTGTAGCTGCCTGACGATTTGCAAAAACAATTTGCTCTTGCGTCTGCAATCCTTGCCGTATTAAATTTGCTCCAGTTAGTTTGGCTAACCGATCTGAATTTTCCTTGCTGGCTGTTTTCACGATTCCCTCCATTGGTGATTGTCGCAAGAACTGTATCATCTTTTTATCTTTCTGTCAAGTCTTAATACGGAATATCATCATCAAATGTGTTTTCTTGTGTTGTTGGCCTAGTTTGTGACGGATGAGAATTATCGCCACGGCCTTCTGTGGATGAATTTTTGCCGCCAAGCATCTGCATTTTTTCTCCGATAATTTCTGTGGTATATCTGTCTTGACCTTCCTTTGTCTGCCACTTGCGAGTATTCAACTTTCCCTCAATGTAAAGTTGCGTACCCTTCTGTACATACTCACCAACAACTTCTGCCAGCCTTCTGTAGAACACAAGATTATGCCATTGAGTTTTTTCTTGCTTCTCGCCATCCTTATCTTTCCATGTTTCTGATGTAGCCAGTGACAGCGTGGTAACTGCATCTCCATTCTGCATGTATTTTGTTTCTGGCTCTTTACCAACACGCCCAACTAAAACTACTAAATTAACACCGGACATTTTCTATCCCTCCTAGATTTATTACCACGTAACAAATTAAC